GTGATATATCCACTGAAAAAGGATATTTTATATATGAGGGAATTAAAACCCACAATTGTGATTATTTTGACGTTCCTTACCTTTATTATAGAATTTGTAATGTATTAGGAGAAGATTTTGCTCGCCATTTATCTCCAATTAATATTGTAAGAGAAACACCTTGGTCACAAAACCAATATATTCAAATAATGGGTGTTGAATCTTTAGATTACATGAGTCTTCATAAAAAATATAGTTGGGCGGATGAACCTTCTTACAAATTAGACGCTATTGGGGAAAAGTATGTTGGTGTAAATAAGATAGAATATGAAGGAAGTCTAGATAAACTATTTGAAACTAACATAAATAAATTTATTGAATACAACTTCAGGGATGTTGAAATCTTAAAATTATTAGATGAAAAATTAGAATATCTAACTTTAACCAAAAACCTATCCCATAAAGGAAAACATAATTACAGTGAAGTTTACGCTAATAGTAAAACTCAGGATGGGGCGATATCGGCTTATTTATTAAGTAAAAATATTATCCCCCCCGCTAAAGATAAAAACCCCATCACTAAAAAGAATTATGCTGGGGGTTATTTATTTTGTCCTAAAGCTGGAGTATATAATTATATGTTTGATGAAGATTTAACTTCACTATATCCCTCTATTATTATGACTTTAAATGTAGGTAAAGAAACAATGGTAGGGCGTATTGTAGACTCTGATGATAGAAATAATAGGTTGGGTTTAAATGACTTAAAAGCTAAAGACCCAAATGAAGAAATTACTATAGAAAACTTAAAGCATAAGCTTGGTAAAACTCAAATTCATGATTTAGTAGATGCTATAGAAAAATCCAACCTTTCAATTTCGGCTAATGGGGTAATGTTTAAAACCGACAAAAAATCAGTTTTATCTATCATACTGAACCAATGGTTTGAAGAACGAGTATTATACAAAAATGAAATGAAAAAAGCATATAAGTCCGGGAATAAAGAATTAGGAGCTAAATTCCATATGAAACAATATACTATGAAGATCCTACTAAATTCTCTTTATGGTGCATTAGCTTTGCCTAGTTTTAGATACGGTAACGTATTGTTAGCAGAAGCCATAACCCTCTCAGGACAACGTATAATCCAGGAAAGTGCTTTAACTGTAAATACTCACATTAATAAAATAATAAAAGGAGAAATACCACTATGAAAAAACCAGATTTAGTAGCTTGGACTGACGAGCAAGGATACCATTCAAAATCTCTTACATACGGAACAAATATATCAGCACCTGCTATTAAACTAGAAGATGTAGATAGTTGGAAACAAAGTGCAGTAACTAAGGTTAATCATCAATTTAAAACTAGATATGAAGAACTAATTGAAGAGGCACGAAAATTAATTGATGAATATAATTGGAATGAAACTGTTTATAACTCGGAATATGCTTTTCTCCCAATTATAGGCCACATTTATCACCTATATATTAGGGAAAACGAAAGTCTTTTTTTATCTTTAGTAGGTCCCCAAGAGTGGAAACAAAAATACATTGCATCCTTTAAACTGGATTCAAGTGAAAAGTGGATTAAAATTTAAAACATAATATGAAATTTTTAGAAGAAACACCAAAAGAAATATGTAACGTAGGCGATGAGAATTTCATCGCCTACAGTTAGCCCTTCGGGGCAAGAAAAGTGACACAGATTCTATCTACGTCCATGCTGAGCCTTTACTTAGACATCTTTATCCTAATTTTGATGAAATGTCAAGTGAAGAAAAAGATGATAAATTGGAAGAAATAGCTCTCAAATACCAAGACATCGTAACAGATTCTTATAACACTCTTGCTAAAGAATGTTTTAATGTCCCTGAACATCGTCTTGAAATGAAAACTGAATGTGTTATTAGATCAGCATACTTCAGAGCAACTAGAAGATACGCTCAATGGATTACTAAACAGGAAGGTATTGTAAAAGAATCACTTGACATAAAAGGTTTAGAATTTAAAAAAGCTAATTTTCCTCCTGTACTTGGAGATTTCTTTAAAAATATGTTGATTGATATTCTGAAAGGTGCTAAACAAAATGATATAGATAAACGAATTAAAGAGTTTAAAAACCAAATTTTGAATGGAGGTATACCTATTACTGACTTAGGTAACCCTACTTCAGTAAAAACATTAAATAAATACATTGAACGTAAAGCTAAAGCGAGTGAAGTATTTTCTATACCTGCTAAAGGAGCACCTGCTCCGGTTAAAGCTACTATTGTATACAATGATTTAATTAAGTTTTGGAAACTAGATGGAAAGCATAATTACATTACTCAAGGTGATAAAATCAAATGGGTTTATTTAAAACAAAATGCATTCCAAATTAGTGAAATTGCATTTCTAGATTATGATATCCCCGAAAAAGTTTATAAATTTATAGAAGATAATATTGATCGAAATAAAATATTTGAAGCAATACTATTAAATAAATTGGAGAATTTTTACGATGATTTAGGGTGGAAACTTAATTTGAACCCATTTAAGGATATGTTTTTTAATTTTTAAATTTTTAAGTTATGATTAATAAAATTTTATTACAATCTGTTATAAACAAATATTATTTAGGAGTAAATGAATCTGTTGAGTGGTCCGTTAAAAATAACGTGTTAACCATTGATTTTATGACTCCGTCTAAGGATGTTATAGGTAAAGTTACCTGTAATAGTTTTGATTTAGAAAACAGTAAATTAGCAATATATGATACCAAAAAATTACTAAATCTAATTGGAATATGTTTTGGGGATCTAATATTAGAACCTGAAAAAACTAATAACACATACACAAGATTAAAAATATCAGACATGAATTTTAATCTAGTTTATGCATTGTCTGATCCTTTATTGATTAATAAAGTAGGAACTGTTAATGTCCCTGAATGGGAAGCAGAAATTCCGTTAACCGGAGAAGATGTTGACAATTTAGTTAAAGCTAAAAATGCATTAAGTGGGGTAGATGATATGACTATAATTACTACTACTAACTTAGAGGGAGACAATGTATGTGAATTTGTATTTGGTGATGATAAAGGGCACAATAATAAAATTACATATCAAGTAAAAGGTACAGTACATAACCCAAATATTAAACTCCCATTCAATTCAGAATTATTTAAAACTATTCTCCAATTTAATAAAGACATGGAAGGGGGAAAAATGTATGTCAATAATATGGGGTTAATGAAGTTAGAATTTGAATTTGAAAAAATAAAAAGTGAATATTTTTTAATTAGAAAAGCTGAAACAAATTTTTAAATTAACATATGTATAATAAAGCAAAACCAAGACTTTAGGGCACGCGTTTTGTATTGTTTTTTTAAATTATTTATTAACCTGCTGATCTTAGGACGGCACAAATTGTAAATCGTATGAGTACAACATTTAATGATTTTGACATTTTATTTCACAATTTCTTTTACCCCTCTAGTGGATTTACTCCACCTACCCAAACCAAATCCCCCCACCCTCTTAATATTTACTATACTGATGAAGGGCTATTTTTTGAAGTAGCATGCACTGGTCTTACAAAAGATGAAGTAGACGTAAAAATAGAAGAGGATCTCCTTAAAATCATCTATGACAAACCTGAAGAGGAAAAATCAACCCACCCAGGAACTATTCATAGAGGATTATCTAAAAAGTCTTTTAATTTAGGTTATAAAATTTCAGCTAAATTTGATTTATCAAAGGCCGAAGCTAAACTTGAAAATGGTTTGCTTGAAATTTTTATCCCCGTATCTGAAAAAGCTAAACCAAAGTCTTTAAAAATTAAGTAAAATCAAGTGCCCTAAAGCTTGGATTTGTTACTTATTTTTCGTATATTTAGGTATTAAGTTACATTTAAATTAGTTATATGACAGTTATTAAAGATGAATTGCTAGAGCCATTTTTTATTAGTCGCGACATACACTGTTACACCGTGTATGAAACGGTTGCCCCCCAAAGAAAACACTGGAAAAAAGAAGAATTGGGAGAGGCATATGAAAAAGCCCATGGCCATTTCAGTAGTTTTGAAGGAGCTATGAAATCAATTTTAGAGCTAAAAGTAAATAAAGATGACAAAATCTTTAGTTCTATTAAAGAATATTTAAATGAATGGAAAGTTGTTAAAGAAGAAATCGCAAACGTTTTAAAACCTTAAACAAAAATGGAAAAAAAATTAGAAGCACTATTTGACGCTGTAATTGTACAGCCACTCCCCCCTGAAGAAACTTCTTATGGTGGTATTATTGTCCCTGATCTGGGAAAAGAAAAAAATGAAACTGGAAAAGTTGTCAGTGTAGGTCCTGGTAAAATGACTTTAACTGGGAATTTTATTGAAACTATTCTTAAGCCTGGAGACACTGTAGTTTTGCCTACAATGGGATTTACAAAATTTGAATGGGAAGGTGAAGAATATTATATAGGACCCGAAACCCAAATATTAGCTAAAATTTCTTAAAAAATAAAATATGAATAAACAAAATATAACAACAGGAAATACAGCCAGAAAAGGCATAATAGAAGGTATTAACAAGCTAGCAGATGCTGTTGTTTGTACTTTAGGCCCCTATGGTAGAAATGTTATTTTTAAAAATGAAAATGGAGTTGTATCTACTAAAGATGGGGTAAGTGTAGCAAAACGGATTAATTCTGTTGAAAATGAAGTTGAAGAACTTGGAATCCAAATGATAAAACAAGCTGCAATCAAAACTGCAGATAAAGCCGGAGACGGGACTACAACCTCAACCCTATTAGCCCGAGAAATAGCTAAATTAGGCCTTCAAAATCTAGATAATGGTGTAAATGCTACATCAATAAAAAAAGAAATTGAAAAAGCTGTTAAAAAAGTAGTTGAATTTATTGATGAAAAAATCGCTGAAGATATTTCTTCGGAAGACCAACTAGAACAAGTAGCAACTATCTCGGCAAATAATGATCCTGAAATTGGAAAACTAATCTCTAGTGCTATTGAAAAAGTAGGAGTAAATGGAGTGGTTCACATTGAAGAATCCAAATCAGGAGAAACGTATCTTGAAGTAGTAGAAGGAATGCAATTTGACAGAGGATATAAGTCACATTTCTTTGTTACAGATAACAATACTATGACTTGTACTCTTGATGATCCCTACATTTTAGTAGCAGATCATAGATTTACTACTGTTAAGGAACTACTTCCAATTCTTGAAGGAGTATCAAGTACCAATAAGTCTCTTCTTATTATAGCAGAAGATATTGACAATGAAGCCCTAGCAACTCTTATTGTGAATAAAGCTAGAGGAATACTAAAGGTGTGTGCAGTTAAAGCCCCTGATTTTGGAGACAGAAGAAAACTTATCCTTGAAGACATAGCTACCCTAACAGGTGGTCAGGTTTTTGACAAAAACAAAGGAATGAAACTTGATAAGTTTTCATGGGATTGGTTTGGGCAAGCCAGAACTGTTACAGTTACTAAAGACCAAACCACTGTAATTGATGGTAAAGGATCTGAAGAATCTATATCTAGAAGAGTAGAAGAACTTCAATCTCAAATTGAAAAATCATCATCACCTTTTGAAATTGAACAGTTGCAAAATAGACTTGCTAAAATGGTAGGAGGTGTTTCTGTTATTCATGTTGGGGGTTATACTGAAGCTGAAATGAGTGAAAAAAAGGATAGAGTAGATGATGCTTTGAATGCTACTAAAGCCGCCTTAGAAGAAGGTATAGTGCCTGGAGGTGGTGTGGCTCTATTATATGCTCGAAATATTCTTGATCCTAAAAAGAGTATTGGTGAGAAAATAATTCATGAAGTTTGTGGTAAACCCTTTGAAACTATTCTAACTAATGCCGGATATAGTGTAACTGAAGCTCAAATGTTAGGTATTAAACTTAATGAAAAAGTTGAAGTTGAGAATAATTACTGGATAGGATTTAACCTTAAAAAGGGAGAAATGAGTTATATGAAAGAAGATGGAATTCTAGATCCTTTTAAAGTAACCCGTACTGCACTTGAAAATGCCACCTCAGTTGCTTCAGTAGTATTACTTACAGAATGTGTCGTCACAGATACGCCTGATAAAAACGAAAAGCAACTCCTAAACGAGGGGCCAATGTTAATGTAATTTTTTATTTGATTTGTCCCTCCCCCGGTCGGGTGTATGAAACGTAACCTAACCACAAACTTTGATATTAACCACTGAACTTTAATAGGTTATGTTTTATACACCTTGTTATACACAGTACGGTTTATTAAGGTAGAATGTTGATTTGAAATGCGAATAAAAACTTTTTAAAAATGTGTGAAAAAATTAATTTCAAATATTTATATGTAAAGATAAAATTATGAGTAAAGAAATGAGAAAATTAATTGACAATTTCAAAACGTTCAATAACAGAAAATTGAATGAGAATATAGATGATGAAATACAAGATATAAAAGATAACATTGAACTTTATGATGATAATTATAATGTTTATCGTAGAAGGTATTTACAAACACAAAGTGATGATGATAAATATCAAATGAATAAATGGTTAAAATTAAGAAAAGAACAAGAAGAATTACTTAAAGATAAATTGGGATAATTTTTAAAAAGTTTTTTACACTGAACTTAATTTGAAACACTAATGTAGTATTGTGTATAACTGTAAGATGGGGGAGGGAATTTTTTAATTTAATTAAGATGGAAATAGACATTATAGAACGTTTAGAACTTGTAGCCATAAGAATCCCCCCGGGTGATAAATGGACATTAACAGGGGATACTAAAAAAATAGTTCATCCTTCACTTACTGATGCTTTAGAAGCATATTTTCAACAGACTGGGTTTAAAGGTGAATATAGATTAGCTCCTATGGATAGTAAATTATACGCTATTAAATCTGAAGAAAAAGCTAAAGAAGTAGAACTTCCTAAAGTTTATAGCTTTTATGGAGAATTTAAGCAAGGTATTTAATTAAAAATTTGGTTATCACAAAAACAGTTATTATCTTTACGTTATGAAAGATCATGGTTTATTAAACGAAAAATATCGTCCCACATTATTAGATAATTTTGTAGGAAACGAACAATTAAAACAACAAATACAAACATTTTTAAGTCAAAATGACCTTGTTAACATGTTGTTTTATGGCCCCCCAGGCAGTGGAAAAACTACATTAGCAAAACTAATTGTTAAAAATCTAGATTGTGATTATTTAATGATTAACGCCTCTGATGAACGAGGCATTGAAACTATTAGAGATAAAGTAGCGGGATTTGCAAGCTCAGCCTCATTTAAACCTATTAAGGTTGTAATCCTAGATGAAGCTGATTTTCTAACCATCCAGGCTCAAGCATCTCTTAGGAACATTATTGAAACATTTTCTCGAACTACTCGTTTTATATTAACTTGTAATTATATTGAACGGATAATTGATCCTCTACAATCACGTTGCCAAGCATTAAAAGTAATCCCCCCATCCAAAGGGGATGTAGCTAAACATATATCAAGCATTCTAGACCAGGAAAACATAAAATATGAATTAGATGATTTAAAATCACTAATCAATAAATTTTATCCTGACTTAAGGAAAATGTTAAATACTATACAATTATGTTCTAAAGAAGGTAAATTTCACGTGGATGAAAGTATAATTGTTAATTCTAATTATATGAGTTTAGTATTAAAAGAATTAACTAACAAAAAACCAAATTGGAAGGAAATTAGACAAACAATAGCCAACTCAGGGGTATCCGATTTTGAAGAACTGTATAGGTTTCTATATGAAAATGCTGAAAAATATCTCCCTGAAAGAGAAGGATCTGCTACAGTATTAATTAATGAACATTTATTTCAATCTAATTTTAGAATAGACAAAGAAATAAATATCCTCAGCCTTATATCAAAACTAATTGAACTTAAATAAATTAATCACTTACTAAAATTTTTAAAAACATGAACGACCAGTTACAACAACCTGGAATTGATTTGAAAACTACCACAAGCATTGAAGCTCCTGGGGGTACACAAATTTTTCAACAAGGAGTACTCTTAAGAAAAGTATCAAAATTTCTAGCAGGCACTGACAATGATGCTATTCTTCCAATTCCCATATTTTATGATCCTTCCTCTGGAAAAATCCTATCTGACACCATCCCCCCAGATTTGAGAGAAGAATACAAAGACATATCTTTCTAAAACCAAAATATGACTAAAAAAGAAATAAAAAACATATTTGGGTGGCTTGAAGAAATAACAACCCACAAAACCCACCCTAAACAAATCTCAGACTCGTCTTGGGAATGTTGGAATTCTTGGTTAGTGCATAAATATCTTTCAATGAATATTAGTTACATTGATATAGCAAATTATGTTCAAAAAATGAATCCCCAAAATAAAGAACAAATTTACACTGTATACAAAGAATTTATTCCTAAACAAAAAGTATGGCTTAAATACATTAAGAATGAAAACAAAAAAGACACTAAAGATTTATGTGAGTATATTTCAAAATATTTTGAGTGCGGTTTAGGTGAAGCTCAAAACTATATTGAGCTTCTTCCTAAACCTGAATTAACAGTTATATTAAAAAGTATGTCTTTAGATGATAAAGAAATTAAAAAGTTATTAAAATGAATTCTATAAAAGATTTTGAAAATGTTTATCCTTCTTTAGCTGAAGAGTTTAAGAAAATCCAACAAGAACAATATGAACTTTTTGCTTCAAAAATGTTAGATTATGGAACCGGGAATATTTCATTAGGTTCTACTTTGGAAGACCCTGAAGATGTAAAATTTTCTGTAACTGGAATATGGCTTAGGTGTAATGATAAAATTAATAGACTTAAAAATTTACTAAAACGTGATGGTAAAAATTACGTTAAAGGTGAAGGAGTAGAAGATAGTTTTATTGACATAAGTAATTATGGAATAATTGCTTTGTTGGTTATGAGAAACAAATGGAAAAAGTAAGTTTTGAGTAGTAAAAAAACCCCTCGTATATTAAAAGAGATAAAAAAGCACCAACCATTAGAAGTAAACTTTGGTTATCATAAGCTTATATCATATTCTCAGTTATCAATGTATAATCAATGCTCCTTAAAATGGGCATTGCAGTATAAAGAAGGATATAAACAATTCCTACCATCAATCCATACTGTATTTGGTACAAGTTTACATGAAACTCTACAATTTTATTTAACTAAAATGTATAAGCAAAGTGGGGCTGAAGCGGATAGAGAGAATATAATAGAAATATTTGAAAATCACTACCGTGAAGAATACAAAAAACAATATAAAAATAACAACAACCAACACTTCAGTGACCCTGGAGAATTAAGAGAATTTTTTGAAGACGGAATTAATATTTTAACTTTTTTTAAGAAGAAAAAAAACATTTATTTTTCTAAAAGAGGATGGCACTTAGTAGGGTGTGAGGTGCCTATTGCAGTTTATCCAAATAATGTGTTTAATAACGTTATATTTCAAGGATTTTTAGATGTTGTACTATACCATGAACCTACTAATACTATTAAAATAATTGACATAAAAACCAGTACTCGAGGGTGGGTTAATGAAAAAAAAGATGAAAACAAAGTTTCTCAAATAATATTATATAAACATTGGTTTTCAAAACAATATGGAATTCCTGAAGATAATATTGAAGTAGAATTTTTTATAGTAAAAAGAAAAATCTATGAAAATTCTGAATATCCCCAATCCCGTATTCAAATATTTTCTCCTTCATCCGGGAAAATAAAAATAAAAAAAGCTTTAAATTCACTAAATAGTTTTATCAATGAAGTTTTTAATAAAGATGGATCTTATAAAGAAAATGAATATTTACCAAAACCTTCTTCTTTGTGTAACTTTTGCCCTTTTAATGATAATCCTGATTTATGTAACAAAAATAAAAAATAAGTATATATTTTGAAAAATTTTTACATATGTATAATAGTATATAATTAGATAACAAAAATAAACTATTATGGCACAACAATTAACAAGTGTAAAAATTGATGAAAAATTATTTGAAGATTTTAAAATTAATACTATTAAGTTTAAATTTAGTCTTCAAAAATTAGCTGAGAGGGCAATATATCTCTACAATAACGATCCTGAATTTAGAAAACAAATTCATAACGTTCAGTTGCCCAAATTTGAAGAATAATTAAAACCCAACCTATACAAAAATAAAATTTATGAACAACAAACCAGGTTACATTTTTAAAGAAAAAAGAAAAAATATTCTTCTTTTATGTGATGACATAAGAGTACACTCTGGAATAGCCCAAATGGGAAGAGAAATAGTTATTAATACTGCTCATAAATATAATTTTATTCAGATTGCAGGAGCGGTAGTTCATCCTGAAAAGGGAAAGAGAATAGATGTATCTAATGATGTTAATACTTGGGCCGGGATAAGTGATTCTCAAGTTCATCTTTTACCTACAAATGGATATGGAGATCCTGACTTTATTAGACAAATACT